GCACACCTGTACCGGGCGTGGGGTCAACTTGAAGACCTGTATTACCTGATGCGTACCAAGTGTTCGTATCTGGACGCGGATCGCGGATAGCCTGCGGATCTGCAACTGGGAAGGTCCCTAACAACAACTGCGGCTGATCTGGGGTCCAGCATTGAGGACACGCTTTGATTGCAGTCTGCTTGGTTTTTATGGTCAGGTTCTTGAGCTTCTTTAAATCGTACCTAAAAGAACACACATCGCAGTAGCCGAAGGCCTTAGCGCCATTTGCAAATCTGTTAGACATTTACATCCTCCGCATGCTCTGGATAGCGTCGGATATATTCGTCTTTCCAGTGATCTCCGTAGTTGCGCTTCATGTTTGAGATACGCGCAGCACGTTTCCGGTTCGCGACTTGTTCTGGAGTGCACTTATAGCCTTTGCAGTATGCGTTCCCTTTGCGTGCAGCTACTGCTTTTGCTCTGTAATCTGGATCTTTCCAAAGCGCTGCCGCCGCTGCGGACTTTTTTGCATGCGTAGCCGCCGTATAAACGTCTCGCCCATCAGTGCAAACGTACAAATTTTCGGTTGGCTGTAGCTTTTCAATCCACTGCTTTTCAACCGTCAGAAGCTCTTCAGACGCACACTGTTGAAGCAACTCAACTTCAAAAACAGAAGCACCGTATGTTTGAAACGTGCCGCGCATGCGCCTGTACGTGTGCTGCTCCGGCCTCCGCTGCATGTCGTGGAAATGAATGCTGATGCGGGTGCGGATGCGCCTTGCGGACCCCACATAGGTCCCGCCTGTCACGGTGTCCCGCAAAAGATAAACCCCACAGACGTTGGGGACATCAATGTGGGAAAGATTGCTGTTGGAATACTGGTTTACACCCATGCGGCCTCCAAACAAGGAGGGCCCTATTCTCGCAGATGTCACTGCGAAATGCAAGGGGGCAAAGCGGTTGCTCATGAGATAAACATCTGGCGAGGTACGAACCGTACCGCAGCCTTCTCGCGGTCTTCCGTCGAAGCGAGGTCCCAGGCTTCATCATATTGAGCCTTTAGCACCTGCATACGCTCCATCGCGCCAGGAATCTTCATGGACAAGTAGTACGCCAAACCTGCCACCAAAGCATTGAGGAAACGGAAGGGGATGTCCTGCGTGTACGTACCGCCAGCACCAGCATCCTGAATACGGCGCAAGCGCCAGTAAACGAAGGTGTAGGTCTGCGAGTTATCGGGCACCGGCCACACCGTGAATTGGGGAGCATCGGCTTGGCGGTTGATCCACACCTGAATAGGCCTTGCCTGCTGCAGCTTGTTCGGGATGGACGAGTAGGTAGAAACACTGATGCGCGTGATGGTCAGGTCCGTCTGCGTGGAGACGTTACCCGCGCCCGTGCGAATCACATGCTCAATCAAATCCACCGTATCGGCAGGCAGCGTGTAGGTGGCAGTACCGGGTGTCAGGACTTGGGAGCCCTGCTCAATAGTCCACATGTTGATGCCACGGTTCGCCCAGTCTGCAAACAGCAGATTCATGGAACGGCGGGCGGTCCGCAGATCATAGCCTGTGCGCAACTCCGCACCACAACGCTCAAAGGCTTCTTCAACAGCCTCGTTGAGGTCGAGATTAAACGTGGTGGAGCCGGAGGTTGCCATTATCGATGCCTTGCGGTTTTTGCAGCAATCTTGGGAGGCTGTTTGACGAACTGCTTGCCAGCGGCTTTGCCTGCACGTTTGGCTCGGGTTGTGGCAGCGTACTCAGCAGGAGTGAGGGATTTGATCGCGGCCTCAGGGAGGTAGCGTTCGCCGGTCTTGCTAGAAGGTTTGCCACTTTTGGTCGTCCAACGCTGGTTTCCCCAATCCTTCAAGCTCTGCTGCGGGGCCTTCATGTCAGTCCTTGTACGAGCCGCCCTTGGCTTTGTACTGCTTGGCAAGAAGCTGCGCCTTGCGGGCGCTCCACTGGCCTGCAGCGGTGCCTTGCACCGCCCTGGACTTGATGGATTCGAAAAGACTCTTCCGCATCCCAGGCTTGGTGTAGTTGCCAGCTTCGTTCACGCTGCCGCCCTCGGCATACTCCGTGAAGTCCGTGTTGTCCCTGCGGGCACGGCGCTTGCCACCTTCCAGAAAGTCGGTGTTGTCCCGGCGCTTCTTCAGTTCCGGGCGGATAGCGCCCATGCCACGCGAGGCCATCATACAAACTTGCCCCTGGTTTTGCCGTGTTGTGCACAACCGTCAGCGCGGGAGGATGCGGAACCGCCACCTGCGTACTTCTTGGTCATGCCACCTTTGGCAAGCCTGCGGCCCTCGTGGGCTTTCATGCCCGCTTCATTGGCCTTCTCTTGCTTCATGGCGTCCAGATCGGCCTTGATCCCCGCAGGGGGTTTGTCGGCAGGGCGCTTTTTCGCGTGGTACGCGCTCATCTCTTCGGCGGTTGCCCCGCCGATGCCTTTGGATCGCATCATTTCCGGCTCCTTAGCACTTACCGCCGCCCATCATCTTGACCATCGTGCCCTTGGTCCTGCCGTGCTGGGTAACACCATCGGCTGCGCGGGTATATCCACCCTCGGAGTACTTCTTGGTCTTACCCTTGGCTTCTTTCTTCTCGTGCTCAATCATGCTCTTGGGAGCCTTCTTGGCCTTCAGAAAAGCCAATTCCTTACCAACCATCTTCTTCGACTCTTTCATGATGCCTCCTTCGGCATGTGCTTTGGGACCAACAAACTTCTTCGCTACGCTGGGCGGGACATCAGTCTTGCCTGCAAGTGAAGCGTACATAAACCTGCGCTGCTTTTCAGACTGAACCGGCACCTTGTTTGCTCCGCAGAGTATCTAGCTTAGCTTCAATCCTGTCAAAGCGCTCCAGCAACTCTTTCATGTCCGCCCGGAACTCAGACCTCGTGATGTGGTCACGGGCAATCTCTTCCCTAGTTCGGTTGAGCAGGATAGACAACCTATCAAGCTCCTTGAACTTGGCGGACATAAAGAAAGCCACTGCACCAATCAGAATGGTCAGGACGAGGTTCCAGAGTATTGTGGCTTCCATAAATCACTCAACAATTCCATGCCCGCAGGCTTTTGTTGATACGAGAGTTCGGATCTTTGGCCGTCTTCTCGGAAGTCAGCTTATTCTTCATCCCGAGCATTCTTGAGCAAAATGATTTCTTACGCGGGCCACCTTCGGGTTGGGGCGCTTTCAGCCCAGGCTTACCGGGGTTAGCTCGGTTGTAGGAAGCTCGGCCCTTGGCGTTCAGACCGCCTGATTCTGCCTTGCCTTCCTTACGCTGCCAAGCAGGCGACTTAGCCATGATCAGGCCCACATCCTGCTAGGTGACTGAGGGAACACGCGGAAAGCCTCAAGCTCCGGAGCCTCAGCGGTGTGGCGCACGTTGGCGTGCCAGCCGTCCAGCGGAGCCATCTCGTCCACCGGGCCTTCCGGGGTCTTCAGCACCTTGCCCGTGGCCTTGTAGATTTGCCCAACGACATCCACCGCCGCGTACTTGGGCACCAGCACCGTCTCGATTACATCGTCTTGCACGTTGGTCTGCTCGGTGAACAGCGCCGCAGTGGCCTCGGCTTCGTCAGCGAATTTCAGGAAGTAGTCGGTGTACATGGGCACCTCGTTGAATGGGTCGAAGGGGTCGTAGGTCATTTGCGTTTCCTGATCCAGCGCACCAGCGGCATCAACGCCAAGCCGTCCAAGAATCCGCGTAGGAAGTGGGTCATGCTGTGATGGCCTGCAACTGGGCGTTGGACAAACGTGTGGGGTAGTAACTGACTCGGCGCAGGTAGCCGTTGAGAAACAGCGAACCACCCGTTGCGCCCACACCAACGTACAAGCGACTTACTGTCGGCACCGTACCGGACGTATCTGTTTGAACAGCCGCGCCCTGTGTTGTAAAAGCAAAATTGTTTGCAGCGTAGGCAATTGCAGATTTACGAACTGACCCAACACCAAAACTTAATCCGGATGCGCCGTAGAACCCAGCTTGCGAAACGCCGCCAGTATTTATTTCTCCGTATGAATATAGGTTAGCTCCAGTGTTGGTGTTGGCTACGCTAATGACATTGTTGTTGGTGTTATCGGATAGCACAGCGGGAATTGAAAACGAACTAGTCGGCGCATAGCCTGCAACAGCAAACTCTCCGTACAACGTACCCTCCACACTGTTATACCAAGGCGACAACGTATTCACTGAAGCCACATCGGCTGCACGGGTCAGCGCGGTGGTGGTGGTGGGGATGTAGCTGGTGGGGAAGGCTCCGGCTTCGA